GCTTCCTTTCAAGGTGTACTTATCAAGAATGACCCAACAGGGAATGTATAATGAACATTAACAAAGGCCAGTTAGCTAACGATGTATTTTCCACTGAGGCTGAAGCCAGAGTAAGAAGTATGGACTTAGGCATGAACGGTAGCACACATGCCCACCCTGATGCACAAGGACAGGCCCATTATATGCCCGGTGAGAGCCATGAGGCTTATATGGCATACTACGACAAGGAAACTGAAGAGGCACCCTCACAGGACCGCTTAGAGGCTCTCAGAGTAGTTATACAAGAGATTATGAAGGAAGACTTCGCTAAGGCTGAGTATCAAGGCGAGAAAGTCACCTTAAACAAACCTCGTCGTATTAAAGGCGGCAATAAGAAGTTTGAAGTGTTCGTACAAAGCGGAGGAAAGATCAAGCGTGTGGCTTTCGGAGACCCCAACATGGAGATACGGAGGGATGACCCGAAAGCTAGGGCCAACTTCCGTTCAAGACATTCGTGCGACACAAAGAAGGACAAAACAACGGCAGGATACTGGTCCTGTAGAATGTGGGAGGGAGGAACCTCGGTGTCAGAACTTACAAAAACAAACATTGAAGGACAGATACTCAAAGCCGACGAAGAACAGCGTCTCGTTTATGGTTGGGCATCAGTCGTTACCGAAAAAGGCGAACCTGTTATTGATCGCCAAGGAGATATTATTGAACCAGACACACTTGTTAAAGCCGTGAACAACTTCATGGAACATATACGTGTCGGTAAAGAAATGCACAAAGGGGATCAGATTGGGGCGGTTATCCACTCAATGCCTATCACTAAAGAGATTGGTGAATCCCTTGGCATCCAGAGTGACCGAGAAGGTTGGATTGTAGCGTTTAAAGTCTACAATGATGACGTTTGGGCTAGGGTCAAATCTGGTGAACTTGCGGCCTTCTCAATAGGTGGTCGTGCAACCAAGGAATCTTATGATGCCTAATTTACTTAAACAGCTTGAGTTAGAGGAACTGTCCTTGGTTGATCGTCCAGCTAACGCACAAGCAATGGTCTCTCTATATAAGCGGGACAACTCCGAGGGAGAAACTATGGAGAACGAAGTAGAAAAAATGTCTGATGACATGAAAGCAAAGCTGAAGCCTTATATGGACAAAGGTATGTCCGAGGATGAAGCCATGAAAATGTATAACATGGACATGAAAAAAGAATACCAAGGTCCATTGGATGAGGTAGACACCATTAAAGCGGAACTAGACCTAGTTAAAGCAGAGGCTGAACGTCTTAGCAAAGCCCTAGAAGAAGCTGGTTACATCGTTAAGGCAGACGCTATTGAGAAAATGGTTGAGCCTGAGTTTGTGACTTACGGTGACGAACAAATCAACAAAGCTGACATCCCTGCGCCTATTCTTAAGGCACTGGAAGAAGCAGAAGTTGCTAAAGCAGACGCTATCTTGGTTAAGAAAGCAGAAGCAGAACTTCCACACTTCGACCTTGAAGTAGCCAAAGCATTGGTTAGCAAGTTTGAAGCTGAAGAAACAGTAATGCAAGCACTCAAAGCTGCCGATAAGGTATTTGACGAAAGCATGACTGAACTGGGTAAATCTGATGCTGACGGTGAGTTTTCGACTGCCGCTGACAAACTTGACGCACTCGTAAAGTCCTACATGGACACCAACAAAATGAAAAAGAGCGAACATGCTTTGGCTTATGCTGCTGTAGCTAAGACCGATGAAGGCAAGGCTCTAATCACTAAATCCTATAAAGGGGAATAAACATGGCTGTTATGCAATCACGGGACACCCGTACTGTAATCGCAGGGGCAGACCTTTCTGCTGCTCAATTCAAATTCGTCAAACTAGACTCTGCTGCTGAAGCTGTTCTGGCTGGTGACGGTGAAAGTGCCTTTGGTGTATGCCTCGTAGGCGCACTGGAAGATAACGCTGCAACTGTAGTTGTCACAGGTAAGACTATGGTAAAAGCTGGTGGTACTGTTACCGCTGGTGGTGCTGTCGCATCTGATGCCGCTGGTCTGTGTGTAGACGCTGCTTCTACCGACATCGTTATGGGTTATGCAACTGAAGCTGGTGTTACTAGCCAGATCATTGCTATCGAACTCATCCAAGGCGGCAACGCTGCTGCTTAAGTTAGCATAGAATAAGGAATAACTATTATGCCACTATTGACTCCATCACAGGTGCATATCGACACCCCTCTGTCTAACTTGACACTGGCGTATGCACAATCACAAACCAACTTTGTCGCTGACAAGGTATTCCCAACAGTAGGTGTTGCTCGTCAGTCTGACAAGTACTACATCTATGACCGTGCCAACATGAACCGCACTGGTGACGTAAAGAAACTTGCGCCACGTACTGAGGTTAACCGTATCGGCATGACCATTTCCAACAGCAGCTACTTCGCTGATGTATACGGACTTGGAATGGACTTCGATGAGCAGACCATCGCTAACGAAGACGAAGTACTGAACATCCGTTCTGCTGGTGCTGAAACTCTGGCAATGCGCCTGATGATCCACCGCGAAGAGAACTTTGCTACAACATTCTTCAGCACTGGAGTTTGGGGTACTGAGGTCGCTGGTGCAGCTTCTGGTGCAGGTACTCCTGTCTACTGGAACGACTACACCAACTCAACACCTATCACTGACGTAACTGATGCTCGTCGTGCAATGCAACTCAAGTCGGGCGGCTACAAGCCAAACACTATGGTTGTTGGTAAGGTAACACGGGACGAACTCATCAATCACCCAGACATTCTGGCACGTTTGAATGGCGGTTCCACTGTATCTAACCCAGCGTTGATCACAGACGCTAAGTTGGCTGAAATCTTTGAAGTAGAGAACTTCTTCGTCATGGAAGCTGTCAATAACACTGCTGTTGAGGGTGCTGCTGAAAGCAATGCCTTTATCGGTGGTAAACATGCTCTGTTGTGTCACACACCTTCAAGTGCTGGTCTGATGACCCCTGCTGCTGGTATGACATTCGCTTGGAACAACATTCCCGGTGCAAACAACTTGGGTATCACTGTTGAATCCTTCTCGGATGATGCACTGAAGCGTCAGCAAATCGCTGAGCATATCCAAGTTAAAATGTCTTACGACATGAAAGTTGTTGGCGCAGACTTGGGCTACTTCTTTAAAGACATCGTACAATAAATGTACCTTGGTGGGGGGCTTAGGTGTCCCTCACCACTTACACTATATAGGATACCCCGACAATGCACCCTTCATACCTTGGCTGGCAAATAGACTGGCCTGTTTTCGTAAAGAGACCATTTACCTCAGACGGTAAACAGTGGGAAACTCAGGAACATTATAACTGGTTAAATCGTGGCATAGGATCAGATGCTGTAGCTAGTTTGTATGTTCAAGGCTTTATCCACCACAACAGAGAATTAGAGAAACAAGCTAAAGTTGGAGATAGGCTAAGTGAACTAGCTGGCCCACAACTAGACAAGCTGATAGGACTTCTTAACGCAGAAGTAAAAGCTAACACTAACAGTAATACAGAGTACACAGAAAAGAAAGTTAAGCAGTCTAAGATAGATGCTAAACAACGCGCACTACTAAGAAGTTACCTTCGCAACAACAGATGGATCGAAGATAAGTTCTTTGAAATAAGAGACGGTATATTAGAAGACTGAGGAGTAGACGATGGGGTGGACATATGACCCAACAAATCTTGGAACGGCAGATGCAGCCCAACGTCTTAACTCTGTTAGGCTCCTAGTAGGTGATACTGACACTGCTGACCAACAGCTACAAGATGAAGAAGTAACCTTTGGTTTAGGCCAGAATGGTAACTCTATTTATCATACTGCTAGTTGGTCAGCTAGGACTATCGCCTCTAAGTACTCAAGACAGGTAACAACAGCTTTAGACGGTGCTTTAAGTGCTGACTACTCTGACTTAGCTAAACAGTATATGTCACTGGCAGACACCTTAGAGTACCAAGCTAAGACTGCTGGTGGTAACATAGGCATCTACGCTGGTGGTATCTCTAAGACCTCCGTACAGGCTGTGAGAGAGAATACAGATCGTATAAAGCCTTCTTTCCGCAGAGACAGGTTTAAGAACCCACCAAGCTATAATGGTGAAGACTACAACTCATCGTATGACTAAGGTAGGTTAACATGTCGTTTAGACCATATGACTTACTGAACTTAGTTAATAGGTTTGGTGAACCCCTTACACTTAATAAGGTGACTACCTCTGGCACGTATAACCCTGCCAATGGTACTGTCACTGGATCAGCGACTACTGACTACTCCTTTACTGGTTACTTCTACAACTATGATAATGGCATAGCTGGTAACATTGATGAAATACGCAGAGGTACTCGTAAGTGCCTTATTTCCGCTTCTAGCCTAGCTGTAGTGCCAGATGATGAGGATCAGATAACAGGCAATGGAGACACAGTTAATATTCTTTCTGTTGTTACTATCTTCTCTAATGGTATTGCAATATGTTACATCTGTGATGTGAGGGAA